CCTCATCTCGAGGTGCGGCGTTGACGACATTTGTTCGGCAGTTTCCAGCAGGAGTGTCCGTAAACTGGCAATGTGGCGATGCTCATAAGCGGCGGATAACAACTTACCGCTCATATAATCTTCATCAGAAACAGATGCGTTATAATTGCAACGCACAGGTAATTTCGAAACCACACGGCCAAAGGAGGGTACGGGGAAAGTACGATTCACACTAGGTACGAAGCGTTTGCGAAGGAACGTCGCTTGTTCACGCTTCTCTACAAGCTTAACATCACTCTTCATACCAGTGTCACTAGCCACCACATGCATCGCGTCACATACAGGCGCGCGCTCTTCAGTGGTGAACGTCAAATTATCATCCCCGTATACCAAAATGGTACTGCGCACTATCCTAGCCGCTTTCATAGCCCCGAGTGAAACGCACGCGTTTACATAACCGTTGCCGGTGGTAGTAGTAACCTCACCCGACCAACGTTGACCCTTCACTCGACCTTTAACACCATACCGTGTAAACACCTTTACACTGGTGTTCTTAGCGAACTCGCGCACAAACCAATCTGGTGCACCAAGTTTAGAATAAAACATGGCTTCCCATTTACGAACTCCGGCAGGCTGCGTCCCGTCGTTATTCTTAAAATCGCTTTCGATTGCCTGACCTGGGGTGTGGTGTACTATATCTGCTATCTCGTCTGCAGTCATGCCAACGCAATATAAGACTTCATTCCCAATGTTCCTGGGATTATTGCGTGACAATTCCTCTGCAATACGACGAGACAAATGGAAGACAATGGAGCCCATTACAAGATTGTACATGTCGCCTCCTTGATAAACGACACGGGGCTGAGCTCCGTCGCTCTTAATCAATGCCTCAGATTTCGCAAAAACCACCTTGTCAGTATATCCAGGGTATGAGAAGTCCTCCGAGTCGAGCAATGCCTGCAGCCTCTCACGCTTGTCGCCACTCATCTCAGTGAGATAAGTGTTAACCATTTCACGATCCTCGACGATAACATCGCGCTCATGAATCTTGCCCATGAGCTCACGGTGGCCAGCCTCAAAATGCTTGCCAACGTCAAGTTTCGGTAAATAGTCGCAACGCTTCTTTACAGCATTGAGAGTGGCACCCTCCGAC